GTTGAAAAACAACCGTTAAATATAAACATTTCTAAGTATAGTAATACTGGAACAAATTCACAAATAATCAAATAATAAATATGGCAGAGTCTGGCATTAGAAGTTATTTCCCGAGTCAAACAGTTAGCGATGCTGAAAAGCTAAGCTATGACTATGGTTTGAAAGTAGGTAAAGCAATAGAGCAAGAGTGGTTTAACAACGATAGAAGCTCTAATAGATATAGAAATAATAAAAACGATTTTCACAACTTAAGATTATACGCTAGAGGTGAACAGTCAATACAAAAATATAAGGATGAGTTATCTATCAACGGTGATTTGTCCTATCTTAATTTAGACTGGAAGCCTGTGCCTATTATATCTAAGTTTGTAGATATAGTTGTTAACGGTATTGCTGAAAGAACTTATGATGTAAAAGCGTATTCTCAAGATCCACATGGTGTTTCTAAAAGAACAGAGTACATGGAGTCTATACTTAAAGACATGAGATTAAAAGAGTTTAATCAAGCTGTTAAAAGAGAGTTAAATTTAAACGTAAGAGACAGTCAGATTGAAGAGTTGCCAGAAACAAACGAAGAGCTAGAGCTTCACATGCAGTTAACTTATAAACAGTCTATAGAAATAGCGGAAGAGCAAGCCATAAACACTCTTATGGATGGCAATAGATATGAGTTAATCAAAAAACAGTTTTATTACGATCTAACAGTTCTAGGTATAGGCGCAGTTAAAACTTCTTTCACTACATCCGAAGGTGTTGTTATAGACTACGTTGACCCAGCAAACCTAGTTTATTCTTATACTGACTCACCTTATTTTGACGATATATATTACGTAGGTGAAGTAAAAACCATACCGGTTAATGAGCTAGCAAAACAATTTCCACATTTAGATGAAGCCGCGCTGGAAGATATAATGAAAAATAAATCTTACAGTAGGTCAAATTACAATTCTAGACATACTCACGAAAAAGAGGACAACAACACTATTCAAGTTTTATATTTTAATTATAAAACTTATATGAATGAGGTTTATAAAGTAAAAGAAACTGCTACTGGCGCTGATAAAGTTATACCAAAAGATGATTCTTTTAACCCTCCTAATAATAAAGAAGGTGGATACGGTAGAATGCTAAGGTCAATAGAGTGTCTTTATGATGGAGCTATGATACTTGGTACTAGCAAGTTGTTAAAGTGGGAGATGGCTAAAAATATGATGAGACCTAAAAGTGATTTTACTAAAGTAAAAATGAATTATTCTATAGTAGCTCCCAGAATGTATGACGGTAGAATAGACTCGCTGGTTAAAAAAATAACTGGTTTTGCTGATATGATACAGTTGACGCACTTAAAGTTACAACAAGTATTATCACGCATGGTACCGGATGGTGTTTATTTAGACGCTGATGGTTTAGCTGAAGTTGATTTAGGTAATGGAACGAACTACAACCCGCAAGAAGCTTTAAACATGTTCTTCCAAACAGGGTCCGTGATAGGAAGGAGCTTCACGTCAGAAGGTGATATGAATCCAGGTAAAGTACCTATTCAAGAAATTACCTCTGGATCTGGTGGTAATAAAATGCAAGCTCTTATTGGTAATTACAATTACTACTTACAGATGATAAGAGATGTAACCGGACTTAACGAGGCTAGAGATGGTAGTATGCCTGATAAAAATGCTTTAGTAGGTGTTCAAAAGTTAGCGGCTGCAAATAGTAATACAGCAACTAGACATATACTTCAGTCAGGCTTGTTTTTGACTGCTGAAGTTTGTGAATCTTTATCTCTTAGAATATCTGATATTATAGAGTACTCTCCAACAAAAGACGCGTTTATACAAGCTATAGGAGTACACAACGCTGCTGTACTTGAAGAGTTGTCTGAGTTACACTTGTATGACTTTGGTATATTTATAGATTTACAGCCAGATGAAGAAGAAAAAATGATGCTAGAGAACAATATTCAAATGGCATTACAACAACAAATAATTGAACTTGCTGACGCTATAGATATTAGAGAGATTAAAAATGTAAAACTAGCTAACCAACTACTTAAGATACGTAGAAAAAAGAAGTTGGATAGAGACCAAGCGTTGCAACAGCAAAACATGGAACAACAAGCACAGTTAAACCAGCAGTCAGCACAAATGGCTGCTCAAGCTGAGGTTCAAAAAAACCAAGCTGTAACCGAAAGCCAAGCTCAACTTGAACAAATTAAAGGTCAAATAGAATCTCAACGTATGATGCAGGAAGTTCAAATGAAAAAAGAACTTATGGGTCTAGAGTTTCAATACAACATGCAGCTAAAAAGTATGGAGTCTTCTGTTAAAAAGCAAGGCGAAAAAGAAAAAGAAGATCGTAAAGACGAAAGAACAAAAATACAAGCTACACAACAATCAGAAATGATTGACCAAAGAAATAGTGGTAAACCACCTAAAAACTTTGAATCCGCAGGTAATGATATACTAGGTGGAGGATTTGATTTAGGTTCGTTTGACCCTAGATAAATTTATTAACTATTATTATATTATATTATGGCAGAGAAAGAACAGCCAATCGCAAATGACGAGACTGGCAAAATTAAAGTAAAAGCAAAAAAAGAAAAACAACCAGATGGTAATGAGACTAAAGGTAACGTTACCAAAGTTAAAGAGAGAATGAAAATGAAACCTATAGTGGCTGAAGAAACGCTTACTAAAGTTGATTTAACAAAACCAACAAAACCAAAAGATAATGAAGTTAAAGAAGATAACCCTGTCAACGAGGGAGTGGTTGGAGTCGATGAAAACGCCGATGCCCCACAAGAACAAGAAAAAGTACAGCCGGAAGCAGAAACACAAGAAGCTCCAGTATTAGAAGAAGTTACTGAAGAATCTACAGAAGAAGTTACAGAGGTTGAAGAAAAAATTGAAGAAGCCGTTGCGAAAGCTGAAGCCACAGGGAAACCACTACCAGAAAACATACAAAAGTTAATGGACTTTATGGAGGAAACTGGTGGGGATTTAAACGATTATGTTCAGTTGAATAAAGATTACAGTAAGTTAGATAATGAAGATTTGTTATACGAGTACTACAAACAAACAAAACCTCATCTAAATAACGAAGAAATAAACTTCATGATGGACGATCAATTCGCTTATGACGAAGACGAAGATGATGAAAGAGAAATACGAAGAAAAAAATTAGCGTTAAAAGAGCAAGTTGCGAACGCTAAAAGCCACTTGGACGGGCAAAAGTCCAAATACTATGAAGACATCAAAGCTGGAAGCAAACTTACGGGTGAGCAACAAAAAGCGGTTGATTTCTTTAATAGATATAACAAAGAGTCAGAAGCAACTCAAAAAACAGTTAAAAAGAACTCTGATATTTTTACGCAAAAAACAGATAATGTTTTTAACGACAAGTTCAAAGGTTTTGAATATAACGTCGGTGATAAAAAATACAGGTTTAATGTAAACAATGCTGAAGAGGTTAAGAACACTCAGAGCGATATAAATAATTTTACTAAAAAGTTTTTAGATAAAAATAATACATTATCAGATGCTAAGGGTTATCATAAATCTCTATATACAGCGATGAATGCAGATGCTGTTGCAAAACACTTTTACGAACAAGGAAAAGCAGATGCTATGAAAAATAGCGTTGCAAATGCTAAAAATGTAGATATGGCACCAAGACAAAGTCATGGAGCTGTTGAAGCTGGGGGCATAAAAGTAAGGGTGCTAGGTGATAATTCTTCTGATTTTAAGTTTAAAATTAAAAACAATAAATTTAAAAATTAAAAATTAAAAAATTATGGCAATTACAAATGGTGATAATTTGAATAGTGTTCCAGCTTCACAGCAACAAACACTATCAACAAATTATTTAGATTTCAACCAAGATATGGGTTGGGCTCAACAATATTTACCAGATCTAATGGAGCAAGAAGCTGAGGTTTTCGGACCAAGAACAATATCAGGTTTCTTGTCACAAGTTGGAGCTGAAGAATCGATGACTGCTGATCAAGTTGTTTGGTCTGAGCAAGGTCGTTTACACCTTTCTTACAAAGGTAAGTTAACAGATACTACTTCGTTTTTAGTACAACAAGATATGGATGGTGCAATTAAAACTCAAGCTGGTATCTCAAGCGGTTTAACTGGGGTTAGACACGGTATTAGAGTTAATGATACTGTTATTATTTCTGATGCAAACCAAGTGGTTAAAGCACTAGTTACTGCTGTGGCGACTGATGATATTACAATAGCGCCTTATGCAGCTACTGGTGTTACAGCTACAAACACTAACTACGCAACAACTATATTGGTTTATGGTTCTGAGTACGGTAAAGGAAAAAGTTACCTTGAAGATGACGGTTCAACTGTTACTGATTCTAGAGGAGCTAACGAGCCAGACTTCAAAACGTTCTCAAACAAACCAATTATAATGAAAGATTACTACGAGGTATCAGGTTCTGATACAGCTAGAATTGGTTGGGTTGAAACTACTAGTGAATCTGGGCAATCAGGTTACTTATGGTACTTAAAAGCTGAAGCTGATACAAGAGCTCGTTTTAACGACTACGTTGAAATGGCGATGCTTGAAGGTGAAACTGGTTTAGACTCTACTAACGCTACTAACGCTGATTTAATCGCTAATGGTAACGGAGCGTCGTTTGGTACTGAAGGTTTATTTGCAGCTATTGAGTCAAGAGGCAACTTAACTTCTGGTGTTACTGGTGTTAATGCTGCTACTGATTTAGCTGAATTTGATGCTATCTTGGCTGAGTTTGATAAGCAAGGTGCTATTGAGGAAAACATGATGTTTGTAAACAGAGCTACTTCGTTAGCAATGGACGACATGTTAGCTTCTATGAATTCTTACGGAGCTGGTGGTACTTCTTACGGAGTATTTGATAACTCAGAAGACATGGCATTAAACTTAGGTTTCTCTGGTTTCAGAAGAGGTTCTTATGACTTCTACAAGTCTGACTTCAGATACTTAAATGATTTAGCAACAAGAGGTGGTATTAACGCTGCTGCTGGTGCAAACGCGATTAGAGGGGTTATTGTTCCTGCTGGAACTTCAACTGTTTATGACCAGATGTTAGGTAAAAACTTAAAGAGACCATTCTTACACGTTCGTTACAGAGCTTCGCAAACTGACGATAGAAGAATGAAAACTTGGGTTACAGGTTCTGTTGGAGCTGCTACATCTGCTTTAGATGCAATGCAAATCCACATGTTAACTGAAAGATGTTTAGTTACACAAGGTGCTAACAACTTCATGTTAATGAAGTAAGCATTATTTATATTAAAGACCGGGGCTTCGGCCTCGGCCTTTTATTTTATTAATTTATATTATATTATATTATGGCTAAAAAAGCAAAAAAAACAGAAAACGTTACTCACGTTGAAGAAACAGAGGTAAACGTTACACCGGTTATGGAAACACCAAAAGCAAGAGAAAGATTAAAACCCACAAATGAGTGGGAAATAAAAGATAGAATGTATCTTTTAAAAGGAGATAAAAAACCGCTTTCTAGATCGTTAAAAGCTACTGGTATTTATTATTTTGACGAAGAGAAAGGTTACGAAAGAGAACTTAAGTATTGTCAAAACCAAAAAACAACATTTGTAGACGAGATGAAAGGTGATCAAAGACTAGAGCATATAATTTTTAGAAATGGTAGTTTGTTCGTACCTAGAGAGCAAACAACTTTACAAAAACTATTATCACTATATCACCCTTATAAAGACACTATATACGAAGAATATAAACCAGCTGCGTTAGCTGCGAATGAAATAGACACTTTAAACATGCAGGTTGATGCTTTAGTAGCGGCGAGAAATATTGACATAGATATGGCTGAAGCTATTATGCGTGTAGAAAAAGGTTCTGAGGTATCTAACTTGAGTTCTAAAGAGCTTAAAAGAGATCTACTAGTATTTGCACGAAACAACCCTAAACTCTTCTTAGAGTTAGCGGATGACGAAAATGTAATGCTAAGAAACTTTGGTATTAAAGCTGTTGAGGCTGGAATACTAAGATTGTCTTCTGATCAAAGAAACTTTTTGTGGGGTAGTAATGGAAGAAAGCTAATGGTTATACCGTTCGATGAACATCCATACACTGCTTTAGCACACTGGTTTAAAACAGATGAAGGAATGGAGATTTACTCCAATATTGAAAAAAGATTAAATTAATCTAACTGTAGATGCAGTCGCTCTACGGGGCGATTGCAAACTACAAATTATATTATATGGAAAAAAACAAATCAAAAGGATTAGGCGACACTGTCGCTAAAATAACAAAAGCAACTGGAATTAAAAAAGTAGTAGACAAAGTTAGCGAAGTAGTAGGCAAAGATTGTGGTTGCGCTAAACGTCAGGATACTTTAAACAGATTGTTTCCTTATAATAACTAAAAAGAAATTATGGTAAATATAGATACAGTATATCAAAAAGTTTTAGCTTTAGCAAATAAAGAGCAGAGAGGCTATATAACACCTCAAGACTTTAACTTATTTGCCGACCAAGCTCAGATGGAAATATTTGAGCAGTATTTTTATGACACTAATATTGCTAGAAGATCTCCAGGTAATGACACTCAATTTGCTGATGTTGATGATATGTTGGAGGAAAAAATACAGATATTTAGCAAATATGACGATTCAACTACTATAGCTGCTTACGGCGTTGGTACTTTACCAAGTTACATATATAGAGTAGAAGAGGTAATTTACAATGAAAAAGAGTGTGAGATATTAAATGTTTCAGACTACAATAAAGTTAAAAATTCGACTGGACTACTTGCCGCTAGCAACTCTAGACCTGTAGTAAATATATCAGGTGGTGTTATAAAGTGTATAGCACAAGACGGAGCTGCGGTTACGCCAACTGAAATTTATTACATTTGTAAGCCTTTACAACCTAGTTGGACTTATGTTGTTATAAACAAAAAAGCTATGTTCAACGGCAACTCTCAAACTCAAAACTTCGAACTACACGCTTCAGAAGAAAACAACCTTATTAGTAAAATACTAATGCTAGCTGGAGTTTCAATTAAACAGCAAGACATAATGAGCGCTGGCCAAGGTATGGATATGTCCAGACTACAACAACAACCAAAAATATAATAAATGGCATTAATATCAGAAACATCACAAAACTATTATACTGGGTCTAATTTAGGTGGCTATCAGTTTGTGTCTTTGGAACAAATAATAGAAAATTTTATGTTTGTATACGTTGGTGAAGACAAGATGATATCAAAAGCTAGTAGAACAGACGTGGCTTTTCACGCTCAAAGAGGATTAGCTGAAATGTCTTTTGATACTTTTAAGTCTACAAAAGGACTTGAAATAACAGTACCGCAAACATTGCAGATGGCTTTACCGCAAGATTATGTTTCTTATGTTAAAGTTAGTAGTGTTGATTCTTCTGGGATAAAGCATGTTATTTATCCAGCTATTAAAACTTCTAACCCTAACAAGCCAACTCAAGACGCTAACGGCGATTACACTTATGATAACGGCGCGTTAGAATTAGAATCAGAGTCTACAGCTTGGTCTAACTATAAATCTAACTCTTCGTCAGAAAACAATCAAGATGATTATGAAGATGACACTTATTGGCCGTTGAGTGGAAGTAGGTATGGCTTAGACCCACAGTATGCTCAAGTTAATGGATCTTTTTACATAGACAAGTTAAGTGGAAAAATTCATTTTAGCTCTAATATTTCAGGAAAAACTGTGATCTTAGATTACATAAGTGATAGTCTTGGTACTGATGCTGAAATGCAAGTTCATAAATTTGCGGAGGAAGCTATGTATAAATGGATATCCTCTTCAATATTATCAGCAAAATCTAACATACCAGAATATCAAGTAAATAGACTTAAAAAAGAAAAGTTTGCAGCGGTAAGAAATGCAAAATTAAGATTATCTAATATTAAATTAGAAGAATTAACTCAAATACTTAGAGGAAAATCTAAGCAAATAAAACACTAGTACATGCCAGAGATTAAGAATCAGTTTACCGGTGGTAAAATGAATAAAGACCTTGATGAAAGGCTTATTCCCAAAGGTCAATATAGACATGCTATAAACGTACAGGTTTCAACTTCAGAAGATTCTGATGTTGGTACAGTACAAAACATACTAGGTAACGCTGGTATAGATATGAAAACAGCTAATGGTCTTACTGGTTATACTTGTGTTGGTAGTATTTCAGATGAAAAGCTTGATTCTTCATACTGGTTTTTAGCAGGCGAAAAACTATCAGCTTTACAAAAATGGAACAAAAGTAACAATCCAACTAAAGCGGACGTTTTAGATTATATTATACAACAAAAAAACAATCAACAAACTATTGTTTTTACCGATCAAAAAACTATACTAGCGAGATCACCATCTCTAACAGACTTGAACTCTCAAGCAACACCAATAACTTCTTCTATAGATTTTGCAACAAATAAAATATACGTACAAAAATCACAACTTGTTAAACTTTCGTTAGGAGACAAGCTTTTAGGTATTTTTGATAGTGTAGGTGTTTATATAGAACAAGACACTACTATAAAATACATCCAATATTCTCCATCATCTAACTCACTAAAAGATAACTTTATATTAGTTGATAATGTAAAAGAAGGCAATAGTAACTTTCCCAACTATTTAAGAGCTCCTAATACTCCTGAAGTTTTAGGTTTAGATTTTCAAACTGGAGCTTTAAATTTTGACAAAGAAAACCAAATAACAGGTATAAACATTATAGACGATATTCTAGCTTGGACAGATTCTGTTAACGAGCCTAAAATGTTAAATATAAACAATTGTATAAGCGGAACTTCTCAAAACGGCGTTGACCCAACAAAACTTGTTAATGACAATATAACAAATCTACCAGACGTAAAGGTTTTTGCTAAAGATATAAACGTAATAAAAAGAAAACCTACTAAAAAAATAGATATAAAGTTATCTAAAAATAAAAGAGAAGGTGTTGTAAATGCATCACTAACATCGTACTCTTTCGCTAACGCTAATGGAATTCCTTTTGAACCAGGTTATCAAGGATCAATGAGTTTTTCTGGCGAAACAAGTTTTTTAGAAAACGACTTGTTACTATTATTAAATAATTTTGATAGTGATGATGGAAGTAGAATACTACCATTTGAATATGATGTTAAGCTTATAATTAAAAGTATTTCTTTTTCTAATGGCAACACAACTATTGACTACGAGATAGTAAGTATTTCATCTTCAACCCCACAATACTTATCAGACTACTCTATAATTCTAGACCAACCTACCTCTAGTAAGTTTGAAGATGAGATGATGAGGTTTAGCTATAGATATAGATATGTAGATAAAGAGGTTTCTGCTTTAGCTCCTTTTACAGATGTTGTTTTTGAAGCTGGATCTTTCTTGTATAACCAAAAGAATGCTGCTAACTATGGTATGATAAACAACATTACTGAGGTTATTTTAACAAACTTTATAGATGTTAACAAAGATTTATCTATAGAAAGTGTTGATCTACTTGTAAAATATGAAGGTTCTCCTTTGATTTACATTATAGACACTTTAAATAGAAAAGAATTTGCTTCAACAGCTGTATATGGCGGGCAGCCTTTTGACGGCTCTTATAATTTTAACCCACAAACAACCAAAGGTGTTTTACCAGAAAACCAACTTTTAAGAACTTGGGATGCTGTTCCAACCACAGCAAAGTCACAAGAAGTAGTTGGCAACAGAATAGTTTATGGAAATTATACTTTTTCAAATGATTTTAGTTTGTCTGACTACAGTGTTTCTGTTTCTCCCACTGTTAGAAGAGTTAACACTATTAACTTAAAAGGAAACCCATCTGTAAAGTCAAAAAGAAATTACCAAGTAGGACTAGTTTTATTAGATGAAGAGGGTAGAGAGTCACCTGTTTTTTCAAATAGTGATAGTGCTATAACGCTTTCAAAGTCTTTTTGTGGAACTAGCAATGCTGTTACTGTTACAAACAATACTATTATACCTAGCTGGGCTAAAAGCTACAAGTATTACATTAAAGACTCTTCCTTGCCTGCTTATAATATAGTTGTAGATGCTTTTTATAGAGCTGAAAATGGAGATTTTTGGATTGCCGTGCCATCAAGTGAAAGAAATAAAGTTGAGGAAGGAGATTTTTTAGAGTTAAAAAAGGGAATAAACAGCGATACCCCAGTTGATTTAGATTTAACAACAAAAGCTATATCTGTTAAAAATGAAGCTCCAGACTTTATAAAAGTAAAATACAGAAGTTTAGGTTCTGTTGAGGCTACTTGGAACGATGGGACTGATGATATTATTCTTTTTGCTAACATCGACGCTATACCTCAACCTGGTGTTAAAAGTTTTAAGATTAGCAAAGACTCTTGGATGAGACAGCACAACATAAGTTTTGGTGGAGGTGGAGATTTAACAGAAAAAAAATATGATGATCTTTTTTGCGTTTTCACCGCAACTCCATCTGGGGCAAACGCTATAGGTGGTGTTTATAGATCAAAAAGATACTCAGCAACTTGTAGTGGTTTTACTGGTGATGCAGGCAGTAATACAGATGTTTCTCAATTTAATTTTAGATTAGAAGAAGCTATAAAACAAGAAGACAGTTGGATAAATTATGATAACCTTGGTGTTATTGAGATTGAGCCAACTCTTAGACTTGAGGTTTTTGAAAAAATAATATTACCAAATGCTGATTTTGAAGGTAAGTTTTTTATAAAAATTGAAGCTAAAGAAAGTTTAATACCAAACATAGCACCGTCAAACGTAACTAATGGTTATGAAAAAATATTAAAGAAAGCACCAATATACAACTTTACAGAGGCTGGTGCTGGAGCAGTAAATGGCAATTTATCAACGTTAAACGATTATACACTTGCTGTTCAAGCCAATACTGCTGGCAGTGGAACTTTAACCAATACAACTCAAAATAGCAATTTTCAATACATGTTACAGACTTACGAGGATTGGGATGGGTTTATACCTTACAGCGACGTTAGCGCTGGGGTAACAGTACCTACTTTTTGGTTTATAGATGGTTTAAGTTACAAAAAAACTCAAAATGATATTAATAGTGGTGCTCCAGCAACAACACCTACAAATCCAATGAGAGGCTTAAGAGTTTTTAAAGGTGAACAATATCACATTACACCTAACATTGCGCACGAAGCCAATTACATGGGCGCCGGTAATTTTGTTAAACCAGATCGTTTTTACATGGAGGTTTCTTTAGTTGGCATGCTTAACAATATTGAAGTGTTAGATGTTAGCGGGGGCTGGGATACTGATTACACTAGATCAGGACAAAATACGACTGCAACTTTAGATACTGATTCAGAAAACCTTGAGATAGCTGGTTATTTAAAAAATTCAGGTCAAAAATGGAAGTGGGAAGGTGGAAATGAGGTATTCACTATATTAGACACGCGTGTAGAAGCCAGGTGGAATTACCAACTTCAAGACGAGCCGGTTACTAATAATAACTCAGAAAGCGCTGTAGATCAACTTATTAATTTATCAAACAATCAAAGCACTGGAACTCAATCTATAGATGAATTTTTAAACCCTCTTAATCGTAGGTTAACTTTTATTTTAGAACTAGATAAAAACCCATTAGCATACACAGATTCTAGTGGAGCTACTATTGACCCTACTGATAGCGCTCAAGTAAATTCTTATCTTAATAAGAATATGGTTTTTATAGAGCAAAACTTTAATGTAGAACCTGGGGAAGGATTAAGAACTTCAAACCCAGCTGTTTTTGAATCTGAAAAACAAGAAGAAAACAATTTAGATATATACTACGAGGCTAGTAAAGAAATACCTGTTAATCTAGATCCTGTAACGTTAGAAAAGCTACTACCAGTTGGAACTGAGGTTTTTTGTGACGCATTTCCAGGTCTTTTTCCAAATGCCTTTGTAGATAATCATATTGTTTCTAATGATGATTTGGTAGTAAAAATAGAAACTGGTTTTGCAACTAGTCTTGATGCGTTTAATGCTTCAAATAACAATGCTGACTACATAAACTTAGGTGGAAATTCAGAAAAACTTAGTTTTAGAACTCCAGACGGTGATGTGTTTACATTTAAAGTAAAAGAGTCTTTTGGTATTGGAGTTACTACATCCATGTCTGTTATATTAAGCAGAACCACCATAGGTGATAATTTAAGCTTAAGTTTAAACTGGTTTAACTGTATGGCTTTTGGTAATGGAGTTGAATCAGTGTATCTTAAAGACTCGTTTAATAACAAGTTTTTCAACAAAGGAGTTAAGGTTTCAGCTTCTTTAGAAGGTGAGTACAAAAAAGAACATAAGAAAAACGGTTTAATATACTCTGGTCTTTACAATGACAATAGTGAGACTAACAATTTAAACCAATTTATACAGGCTGAAAAAATAACAAAAGACATAAACCCTACATACGGTAGTATACAAAAGCTTTTTACAAGAAACTCTGACTTAGTAGTTTTTTGCGAAGACAAAGTGTTAAGGGTGTTAGCAAACAAAGATGCTGTTTTTAATGCTGATGGAAATTCACAGTTAACAGCAACAAACAACGTGTTGGGACAGTCAATGCCTTTTATAGGTGAGTATGGCATATCTACAAATCCAGAATCTTTTGCATCGGAATCTTATAGAGCTTATTTTACAGATAAATCTAGAGGTAAAGTTTTAAGACTTTCTAAAGATGGATTAACACCTATATCAGATCATGGTATGAAAGATTATTTTAGAGATAATTTAAAATTAAACACTAAAATAATAGGTAGTTATGATGATAAGAAAGACGAGTACAATGTTACTCTACCTACCACAAATACTACAGTTTCGTTTAAAGAAGATGTTAGAGGCTGGGTTAGTTTTAAAACTTTTGTACCTGAAAACGCTATAAGCTGTAACAACGAATATTACACAGCAAAAGAAGGTAAAATATGGAAGCATCATGATGAAGTTAGAGATAGAAACACTTTTTACAATGATCCGTTAGCACCGTCAGAAGTTGAGGTAATTTTTAATGATGCGCCTAGTGTTATAAAATCTTTTAAAACTATAAATTATGAGGGTTCAAAAGCAAGAGTTGAAAAAGTTTTTGATGATCAAGGTGTATTAATTGAAGACAACCAATATTACAATTTAGCTGATCAAGATGGTTGGTACGTTTCCAACGCTTACACTGACTTGGAAACTGGAAGCTTAGTTGAATTTATAGAAAAAGAAGATAAGTGGTTTGGACACATAGTTGGAGATGATGTAAATATAAACCAACAAACAGGTAATATTACTGGTAATTTTAACACATCAGATTTTAGCATACAAGGCGTTGGAACTATATCTACGTCTGTTGCTAGCGTAATATATGGTTGTACAGATCCTACAATGTTTAACTACAATGCTTCAGCTAACAATCAATGTAATGGAGATAACTCTTGCTGTGTATCGGTTGTGCTTGGATGTATTGATCCTACTGCAGCGAATTATTCTTTGACAGCAAACACAGACAATGGTCAATGTCAGTACAGTGGTTGTATGAACGGCGGTGGTGCTGGTGTTAGCACTTGTGCTGATGCAACAGGTGCTCCTAACTTCTACATGGCTTTAAATTTTGATCCAAATGCTACTGTTGATGATGGTTCATGTGTATGTCCTATTGTGGGCTGCACACAATCAAGTGCGGTAAACTATGATCCTAATGCAACAGCTCCTTGTGGTGACAACACTGCTAATGGTGGCAACGATTATCCTTTAACTGTAGATTTTACTAACCAATATGGAGTTTTTTATGGGGCAGATGTACTTCAACACGCAGTAAACTATTGCTGTGAGTACGAAATACTTGGGTGCACGGATATAAATGCAGATAATCACAATAACAGTAACAATGTAGATGATGGTTCTTGTTTATATTCAGGTTGTACTGATCCATTTGCTAATAACTTTACTTTTGTGGGTTCTCAAGTTGACTCTACAAACAATATATTTACGTATCTAGCTGGTACTGCCGTTGACGATGGAAGTTGTATTTACCCTACTGGCTGTATAGATCCTAACGCTTGTAATTACGATAACACTCCAGGTTTAGTACAAGATGATCCTAGCACGTGTGGTTATTGTGCTGATCCATTAGCATTAAACTACGATCCTAATATAACTTGCGCTAACACTAATTTATGCGAGTATTGTCAAGCTCCAGACTTTGTACAAGTTACACCTGGAGCTACAAGCGATACAATAGGAGGTGTTGACCAAAGCAATGGTACTGCTTATGTTTATATAACTCCATCTAGCACTGCTGGTGTAGATTTTTATCAAATAATTTTAAACGGTAATTACTCAAACCCAATTATGGTAGATGCCACAGGTATAACTGGTGTTATAACTCATGAATTAACTGGTCTTAGCATAGGTAGTGTTACTGTAGATGTAATCAGTGATTGTGGTACTATAACGCCAGGCGTTGTTTCAACTGCATGGTCAGGTGGTCCTTTAAGTGTAACAACACTTGTAACCCCAATATTAGGTTGTACTGACAATACTGGAGCTGGAAACACAACTGGAACAAATTCAGCTTGTAACTACAACGCTTTAGCAAATACAGATGATGGCTCTTGTGAGTATATTTCGTGTACTGGTTGTACAGATATTAATTTCTTAGAGTACTGTGGCTCGTGTTGGGATGCTGTAAACCAGGTTGTTGTTGCTGCTAACGCAAATCCTCCTGGAGGTCCTTGGATTGGAGATGATGGATCGTGTGCAACAGCGGTGGTATTTGGCTGTACAGACGCAACACAGTTTAACTATGATCCATTAGCGAATACAGATGATGGATCATGTATCGCTGTAGTATTAGGTTGTACGGATGATACGTCAAATAACAACGGGAGTGACGCGTGTTCTAACTTTGATCCTTTAGCAAACACAGATGATGGTACATGTGCTGCTTATAATTGTCCAAATTCTTTTAGTGGTCAAGCTCCAAACTCTGTTCCAAACTACGGTACTATAGGTAATCTAGGGTTTAGCCTTTCTTTAACGCAAACTCCATACCCTATTTTTACTGGAGCTCCTTTAAACATGAATTTTGAATATGATATAGAAGGATTTGACAACGCTAACGCTTCTGTAACTCAAACAAACAACGTAGGTATATTTACGGGTTTTGTAAACCCAATATCATATCAAATAAGAAACTACAGCATAGACCCATCTACTTTAGTTGCTGATCCAAGTATTACTAGTATTGAGCTAACTGTACGCTTGCAAACTCTACCTATAAATACTAATTCTGGTGCTAATACTGGTGGTAACTGTACCCAAGCTATCACTACAACTTACACTATAGGTTGTACTGATTCTAATGCTGATTCTTCTGGTACTTTTGATATTTCAGATAATACTAGGTGTGTTTACACTGGTTGTATGCTTGATACTGCTTATAATTACAATCCAAACTCTACAACTCCTTGTAATGATAATGGAACCGATAATGATTGTTGTGATTGGAGTCAGTATCAAACAACAGCTCAGTGGAATGGTACGGGTACTTTAACTCAACAAGCTAATCAAGATAGCAAGGTTGTTGCAAGATTAAACCACGTTAACATACCATTAATTCCAACAACAACAGGTGTAATTAAAATATCTCAAGGATGGCGATTTGTTAACCCTCAAAACAGTTCTTTTGGAAGTGCTAACGCTTATGGAAACAATATTACCAACCAAATAATACCTGTTACTCCACCGGGCTTTAATATGAATAGCTCTTTAAGTTATAGCGCTACAACTATGGACTTTAGCCAGTTTTATGATGCAAACGGTAGTCCTTTATCTATACCTCCTAGTGGTTTTAACACTAGAAACATTAGTGGTAACGGAACTGTTACTGTAGCTGTTCAATGGACGGCAATTATTTATAAAGATTCTAGCAACACTGCTGGTAACAATTTTAATTTATTTGGAGCAATCTTATCTCACAGTTACACAGAAACACAACAAACTTTTACTGTTGGTTGTAAAACTCCTGGTAACTGGGCTAACTACGACGCTACTTTAGATATAAATATACCTAGTATGTGTATAATACCAGTACAAGGTTGTCAAGATTCTAACGCAACTAATTTTGTTGGATCTACTTGGAATACTGATTGCGCTGGTAATTTATATGGATCAGATGCATCTTGTTGTTGTTATGGTTGTAACGCGCCAACAGCGCTTTCTGCAACTGAAGGAACGGTAATTACAAACGCTATTACAGGTACTAATGAGGGTGTTGAATTTGTTACTTTAAATTGGACTCCACCAGTAGGCTCTATAGTAGATAGTATCGATATACACTACATAAACGTTTCTGAGTATTTAGCTGGAACTCTATCTAGTTCAACTCCTGAAGTATATACAATTACATCTGGATCTGCTATAGCTAACGGTACTTTTGACTTTGCACCACCTGTTACGGATTCAACACCTTTAAACAATGTTACAGGTCTTGGTTATTTTGTAAACAGTGATAGATACGATTTTTACTTAGTAGCAAACTGTCCTACTTGTGGAACTAATAATACAGTGAGCGCTAATAGCTCAACTGCTAATATTCAAATAACCGTTTAATATGTCATTTATAACAACCATAACTTTTTCACAACCAATAAATGCTTCTGTTCAAATAGGAGACAACTTATATCAATCAACTCCAACTTCAAGTGGCGGTTTTAGTGTTGTAGCTAACTCTTCTGGTGTAACGCATATAGGTGTTGTGTATAGCATAATAGACCAATACAGCTTAGAGTTAGAAAGTACTTACGAGGATCAAAATGGATTGCCAATACCAGCAAACTACCCTTCGCAAGGTTCTTATATATCTTTTTCAAAAGACGGTCAAGTAAATCAAAATGAGTTATTAGGATACTACTCTTCTTTTACTTTTGTAAACAATTCTAAAACAAAAGCTAAATTGTTCTCTGTGTCCACAGAAATAACTGAAAATAGTAAATAAATATGAAATTAATAAAAAGTTTTAATTTAGATTTTTCTGATCTTGGAGCTGCTATAGAAACAAGAAGGTTTGTTATAACTGGAGATGCTAATGCCGAGTTTATTTTAGAAATAAAAAACGAAGATAATTATTATTATAATTTTACAACAAAAACTTTTTCATCTACAAAAAGTAAATTAGAGGGCGCTATATTGGGAGGAGGTTATAGAGGTGATATAAAATTTCCAGCTATCACTGATGATGACCAATATGATATAAGCTTATCTGCCAAACCAGGAAGTGTACATGCTAAATATATAGAGGCTAGATTTGCAGATGGAACTTTAGATATAAACTCATCTATTGGATCTAACTCTTTAGTTTTAAAAAAAGTTATATACCAATATACAGATTTAACACTAACTATATCAAATTTCTCTCCAAACGGAACTGTTAGTTTGACTAACACAAGCGACACTGTAACCGTAGCTAGACGTAAAAGTACAGCAAAAACAGCTTTCTCTATATCGTGTTCATCGGCTTCAAGTCAATCATTTAGAATAATAAAACAACCAACGGCTAGCGATACGCTTGCTTTTTTAACGTTAGAAGTAGGTAGTGCTCCAGAGTTGCTACCAGGTGAAAACCAATATCCAGCTGTTAGCGATACAGATACTGTTAATGGAGTTGTTACAAGTGGTACTACAGTTACAATGGACACTGCTGTTGCTTCTAAAGTTAAAGTAGGAGATAGAGTTACGGGTAACGCAGCTTTAAACGCTATTACAGCTACAGTTACCGCCTTAACTGGTACGTATACGTTTACACTTTCCGAAGCTGTGGCTATAGCAGATGGTATAACGTTAAGCTTTAGTAATCGAAAAAATTATCAATGGCCAGTGGATAACACGAATAAAGTTACGTCTGGTATGATAGTTGTTCCCGGCACAAACGTCACTGCTAACACTACTGTTTCTAAATACGAAGATATAACAACTATATTTCCAGATAGCGTTGAAGAAAAAAGAATAATTAAAAACGAAGCTCCAGCTATAAATAACAAGGGTTTAAAACCAACTATTGTAAACGGTTTGGTTACTGTTCAGCCTGGCAATTTAGTGTTTAACAACCAACAGGCTTTAGCTTTAGCTGGTGACACTATAAAGGTAGGGGGATATGGCCT